CGCCACTTACAGATTGTCTATAAAGTTTTGGACCTTTTGGTGTTGAACCTTGACCAGATGATCCTGCTGCTGCTCTTCTTTCATCTCTAACAGAAGGAGTTAAAGGATTTTGAGTGCTTCTAACTGGTTGATAAGTTCTTGTGAGTGAACCACTACTAGTCTTCACTGCATTTGGTGGAGTTGGTCTACTTCTAATTGGATTCTCTCTTGTTCTTTGCGAATGTTTTGTTTCTGGATAAATTCCTTGTGCTCTTTGTTTTGCGTAATTGAATAAATTATGTAATGTATCTAAACTAGTTTGTCCAGGTTTTAAATTACCAAAATCTCTTCGACGATCTGCAAGTTCTTGTGGACTTGGATTTGAAGAAGTATATGGTGCAGACAAACTTGTTGGAGTATTTCGAGAACGGTTAATAATTTCTTGTGTTCTTATACCCAATCTTGTAGAAGTTGCCCCCGCCTCTGATATAAACTCTCTAAAAGTTTTCATTTAACTTTTTATTTTTATTTAGTTAAACCCTGCTTGGAACCTATGCCACTCAATAGCATTTTTGATTTGGAATGTTCGATTAGAAATAGTCTTAATAACTTCTTCTAAAAACTTCAACATAATGTCATAGTATCTTATTTTGAGTTCTACTTTACTTAACTTCTCATCGCCATCCATATGCCTCTGCAATGCCTCTTTGTCCCGAACTTTATATGGGAACGGTTCTTCTTCATAAACCTCTATGGGTGCCTTTCCAGTGTAGTAGTTATACCTTTCAAGTTTAACTCTATTGTAAGTCTCTCTTGCTTTTTCTCGCAACAAAGTGATTGTATTATAAATGGTATAATACTTGGAGTGAAGTTGAGGAATTTTTAAAGACTCATCGTGTAAATTATCAGGATCAATGACAGAATCTCTCTGCCACATCTCCTGAATTTCATCAAGATTCATTTAATCGAACTAGTTATAGTGTATACAGTATACTTGAAAGATGCCTGTGCTGTAAAGTACTGGATGTCAGTTGGTGTGGCATCAAAATCAAGAGAACTTAATGATGTTGGGAATAAATCTAAAAACTTAACTTTTGCAACCTCTTTGTAGTTACTATTTAAAACTCTTAGAGTACCATCACTAAATGCTTCCAACATATCTCTTTGACCAGCATCATCTGTGGTCAAATTTTTAAATTGTTGAGTTGTTTCTGGAAATCCAAGTCCAGTTAACCATTCATACACTGCAATATAATTTTCCATATTCTCATCAACAATAAACCTAAGAGTTAAATCTCCATAGGTTAATTTTTCACCTGGTACGTCAATATCCTTTAAGTATGAAGGTTGTATTGTAGTTGCAAGAGAAATCTCTGGTATTCTGGCACTATTGGCAAAGAAATCTACTTGGGGATATTTTGCCAAAGTAAATTTAAACCCAACAGTTGTTAGAAAATTTCTATTTGAAATTTGTCCAGGAAAATTACAATTAGACATTATTTTTTCCAGTTAAAGATTGATTTTGGTTTTTCTGGATATTTAAAAATAGGACTTAGTTTTGGTTTTGGTAATGGTCCGACTTTAAGGGTTCTTGCACCAAATTCTTTATAATTTGGATAACCGAGTTGTTGAGTGGTTCCTGTTGTCAAATCATACTCTCTATTACCGTGATATGGACCCCTATCAATAACAGGTGCAGTCACTGATCTTCCAGTTCTCGGATCTGTAATTCTTACCTGAGTTCCAAGTGGTAAAGTTTTGTGAGCAACTCCTCTTGTTTTTGGAGTTAAAACAGTTCCATCTGCTGTCTTGTTTCCGTAAAGTCCTGGACCATAAGAACTAGTTTCAACATTTTTGTCCGTTGACTCTGGTCTTTTGGTCCACTTAAATATTGAACTTGGTTGTGCTTGTTCTTGAAACTGTTTAAAAGTTTTCACTTATCAGTCGGCAATGATTAGATTGAACCACGCTTCACTCATACCTGAGATAATGCTATCAGCAGACTCTTTGTCTTCTGCATAACCTTCACTGATTAGGTGCTCAACAACTCTTTCGTAGTTCTTATGAATTTCTTGTGATTGTCTTGGAGTTGGTTTCATTGTTACTACTAGTTTTATTTTTATTTAGATAAAAAAAGACCCCCCTTTCGGGAGGTCTGACAGATATGTGAATCGAGATCACATTAAATTGGTAACCTTGACTCTTCTGTAGTAACGGTTTGCGTTACGATCAAGACCAGCACCGCTGATTGCGCTAGTACCCTGCGAGAATGGGTTAGCAACAATTCCATAACGAGTCTTGAAGCCGATCTTAGGCTGGAAGGTGTCCTGACCAACTGCACGTACCATCTGGAGAGGTACATATGGGCAGTAGAACAGACCAGCATCATAAGGAGAAGAACCTTTATAACCAACAACGTAGTACTGGTTAGCAGATACGTTTGCAGCATAAGGATCGATATAAACACGATACTTACCTTGCAGAACACCAGCGAAGGTGTTACCAGTGTCATCAACGTTGAGGTTAGCGTTGAGTGCAGGGGTGTAATCAGGAACACCTGCCATGGTGAGTGCCGAAGCAACGTCAGCAGAGCAGAGGATCATGTTACCCTTGCCACGACGAGTTCTCTGGGCGATAGCGTTTGCGTCACGCTCGATCTGGAAGATCAGACCCTTGAACTTCTCAACTGACCAACGACCGTTGGAGTCAACGTCGAGGTCGAAAGTACCAGCGGTAGCAACGTTTGCCTGAGCACCAGACTCAGCAACGTTATAGATGGTACGGATAACTTCGCGGTTGATTTCAGCGAGGATCTCAGTGCTGAGGATGTTAGCAAGCTCAGCTTCTGCATTCAGACCGTGAATTGCCTTCAGGTCTTGTGCGAGTTCGAGCGAGTACTCAGCTTTCAGAGCACGTGACTTAGCAGTAACGGTGACTTTCTCGATCGAGAATGCCATCTCGTTAAAGTGGTCGCCACTGGTCTGACCAAGATTCTCTGCATCATCGGTACGCATACCCTGACCTACGTTGTAGGTAGTTGCGTCACCGGTTGCAGGATAGGTAGCATCCAGAAGACCAGGATTGGTTCCACGCTGAGTGGTTGTACCCATACCAACGTTACCTGCGGTAAATCCGTTGGTGAGGTTGAATCCGCTGTCCTGTCCAGAGAATGCAGTATCTGCTTCGTTGAACAGTGCTTCGGTGCCGCTCATGTTGGTGTACTTAGAGCGCATTGCGAAGATCAGTCCAGTAGGACCGTTCATTGGTTGAACGCCAGCGAGGTCATAAGCGACCAGGTTAGGCATTGAACGTCTAATCAGGGAGATCAGAACAGGGTCGAAACCAGCAACAGGGGCAGAAGCACCAGCAGAGAAACCTGCATTAGCGCCACTGTTGGTGTTTACGGTTGGAGCTTCGGAGAGGAATGCTCTCTCTTCACGAAGTTCTCTTTCTTGGTTTTCAAGCAGGATTGCGGTTACCGCTCTACGATGTGAATCTTTGATTGGATCAAGACCATCATAGTCGAGGATTGGTGCCCACTTCTCCTGCAGATGCTCGGCATTGAACATTTGCATTTGATTTTTACCTCTTTTTAAAAAGTGTTGTTGTTTGAGTATAATCTAAAAATCACTTTTTAGAAGCTCTTGAAAGAGTCTGTAAGTAAGCAGCCATCATTGGAGAAATGGACTCATTAAGAGCCTCTTTCTCATCTGTGGTTACTTCTTCCGAAAGATTCTCACTTGCGCTTCTTTGAGTACCAGCGTTTGATGGGAAATATGATTCCCTCAGAGTTACTAGCTTCTCACGATAGTCTGCTTCACTTTCAAACTCAACATTTTCAGCAAGAGAAGCGAGTTTGTCCTTCTGAGAAAGTGCGAGACCCTCAGCGACATCTGCAAAGATTACATCAGCAACCGACTCAGCTAATCTTCTATTCAGAGCAACGTTTCTTTCGATTTGCTCGTTGAGTTTTTCTTCCATTTCATCAAGTTTATCTACCATGCTCTCGATTACATCATATCTATCTTCAGGGATTGTTACATAATGATCTTCAAAAAGACTCTTCATTCCTACAAGGAATGATTCAGTCATTTCGGTCTTAAGACCGTGCTCTACTGCGAGTGCATTCTCTTGGAACCACTCATCAGCAACATACTCAAGATAAGAATCAACTCTTTCGGTGAGTTGAGTCTTAATTGCATCAAGCTCTTCTACAAGAGCAGCAGCATACGATTCTTGAAGGGATTCTTTGATTTCAGCAACTCTTGATTTAATTGCTGCCTCAAAGATTGTACGTGCTTTCTCTTGGAATTCTTCAGAGAGTTCTTCACCCGCTAGAAGAGCATTAACATCTTCTTCGATGTTGAAATCTTCTTCTACGACTTCTTCTTCTTCCTCTTCAACTTCCTCTTCACCACCTTCTTCGCCACCTTCAAGATCCTCTTCCTCTTCAGTCTCCTCTTCGATGACTTCTTCCTCTACTTCGGTCTCTTCTGCTCTTACCGCTTTTGCGTTAACAACATCTTTGACCTGAGCAAGAGTTGCGCCAGGAGTTTTGAGTGCTGCTGAATCGTCGTCTGGACGATAATTATCAGGAGTAGGACCGCCGAGATCTTCAACTGGAATACCAGCCGAAGGCATTGGCTCAGCAGGTGCAGCCCCTTTGGTTACTACGTTTTCCATTTCTTGTAAATTGCTACCAACGGACATTTTTGTTTAGATTCTGTGATAATCTATATTTATTTATAAATTAAAGATTTGAGAGGAAATCGTTGAATAAATTCAACTTATGCTCTTCAAGTCTTTTTTGATCTACGAGAGTATTAATTCTCTTTTGAGTTTGCTCGGCAAGTCTTTCACGAAGAATTCCACCTTCCCAAACCCACTCTTTACCTTCCATAATTCCCTGAACAAAAGCGTCAGGAGCAGAAGGGTCGGCAACGATATCAGCAGCAGTTGCTAACATAAAATCTTCACCAACAACTTTATGACCCTCATTGGTCATCTTTAATGAACCAACACCACGAGAAGAAACGCCAAGGCAAACTCCCTCACTAATGAGAGATTTTGCAATCTTACCCATTGGAGTTTCTAAAAGTTGTGCCTTACCAATAAAATTATTACCATCTTTATAAAGTTCACAAATTTTATGTGAAACTCTATCAAGATTTACGGTAGGTCCATCAGGGTGACCGAGTTCTCCAAGAGCACGACCTTTTTGAACAAATGCTTCATTATAGCGATTTACCTCTCTTTCCATAATAGAAAGAGGATACATTCTGCCATTTCTGTTGACTTGTTCTGCCTGCAAGAAAATACCTTTGATATAGGATTTTTTTGCAGATCCTTTACCTTCGGTAATAAATTCTACTTTTGAAATTTCTTCTGTGATGAGTTTCATTGTTTTAGTTTGTAAATCCTACTTTTGCACCTTTGACCTTATTGCTATCAGCAAATACACAATGACTTGCAATCTTAACAATTTGCTCAACTGTTCCAGCAGGCATTGTGATTGAACCAATACCCGTTCCACTTTGAGTTTCAACTACTGTTACAATATGTGGAGTCGTATCTGTATTCACAAGACGAACAACTGTTGCTGCACTAAAACTTGTAGCTGTTCCTGTTGTGGTTGGCAAATTTAGCTCATCTGCTAAAATTTTTGTTGTCATTATTCCTCTTCCTGAGTTTGTGCATCTTCATACTCACTTTCACCAAACATTGATGAGGCAACGATTGGTTTTGCAAGTTCAATTCTTTCTGCTGCTTTTGAATAAAGAACATCGTGAATTTTGTCACGAATATCGGATGCAGCAGCATCTGTCGCAATCAAATCGATAAGGTCTTCCATAAAATTAAAATATATTCCTATTCTTTATTTATATCTCAGCCTTTTTGGCATCTTTTTGCATCTGAGCATCTGTTACTGACGCTTGTGCATCTAGGTTTGGTTCAGATGGAACTTCTCCCATTCCCATTGCATCTTGACCCATTCCCGCCATACCATTACCTTCTCCTGGTTGTGGTAGTGGTGCTCCGGTAATTGGATCTATTTGAGAGGGATCTGGAATAATACCCTTTTGAATTTCATCTTCAATTTGCTCATCAATTTCAATAATTTCAGAATCAGTTTGACGAAGAATTTTCTTTCTTACATATTCTGTTGAGAAATATTTTCCAATATAAGGTTCAATGGTTGCTAGTGTTCCTAAACGACCATTAAGAAGTTCTGCCTCTTTAAGTTCAGCAAACTGGTTATCATACAAGAAATCATATTGAATATGATCTGCCATCATTTCCCAATCATCGGGAGAAACAATGTTTTTGAGAATCAATTGCGTTCTCAACATGTCATTAAACATTTGAGCAAATCTTTTTCTCAAACGACCGACAAACTTAGCAAATTTAAGTTCATCTCTTAAAATTTCAGAAGATCTGCCAAGATTAAATCCATCTCCACTTCCGGCGATTCTTGACTCTGGAACTCCAAGTGCTCTATACAGTTTTTTCTGGAAATACTCAATGTCTGCAAGTTCTCCAAGATTTTGACCGCCAGGAAGAGTAGTAATTTCAGTTCCTCTACCTCCTTCACGACGAGGAAGCCAAAAATCCTCCATCATAGACATAAATTTACGATCATCACGAACTTCACCAGTTCCTGCATCATAAACTAGTTTATTGCGATAGCGATTCATTACTTCTTTAAGGTATTGCTCTGCTTTTACCTTTGGAAGGTTACCAACATCAATATAAAAAATTCTACGCTCAGGTGCTCTCGATAATCTATAGATTACAAGAGAGTCCTCAATCATACGAAGTTGATTAAGTGCTTTAATTGCTTTATGTAGATATGAAAGTACGGTATTTTTATTTCTATCTACAAGACCAGAAGTGCAATAGACAATGGAATCCTTTGCAATTTTTACTGCTTTACCAGAACCAGCACCAGAAACCATTCCTGTTGGATAATTTGGAGTCGGAGTATAGAGAAAATATTCTTCAAACTCTATATTCTGTGGCAAAGAATTTTCAGTATTTTTTACATTTACTCTTGCATATGGATCTTTATTCTTCTTTTCTTGACGAATATATCTCATCTTCATAGGATCAATATATCTCAAATCCTGAATCCCTGCCTGAGGATTTTTGAGATCGATGACCTTTAAATAATAAATTCTACCATCAATATACCAGTTTCTAAAAATTTCATGGCACTTTCTATCAAAGTCCATGATTTCTTTTAGATACTTAAATTCCTCTCTTATTTTTTTCTTTAACGATTCACTTACATTCAAATTAGAAAGTTCAATTTCAACTGGAGAATCGTAAAGATCGCTGACAAGTGCTTCATTGACAACATCTTCAATAGCACCATCACACTCTGGGTGAAGTGCCATTTCTCTGTATCTTTTAATTAAATCATGTTCAGTTCGATAAACTCCTTCAATATCAACATACTGTCCATAAAAACCACTAGCAATATAATTATCAAACCCGTCCTCATTGGTTTGAGGAACGGGCGATATTATTGAAGGAGATTTATTTTTATTATCATCAATAGAAAAACCAAAAAGTTTTGCCATAGTATAATCTTTTTTGCCTGTTATTCTATTATTTAGTTGATGTCTTCACCACCAGCATTTGTGCCAGTTCCTTTAATTGCTTCCCACCATTGAACTTGAAGTTCTACGGTGAACTCTTCAATTCCTTGACCATCATATGTAAGTTCAATAGGAGCAACCTGAGTTGGAAACACATCATAGAAACGATAGGATCTTAGAGCAGATCCATCACGATCAAGTTGATAAACATAAGCATCCGCTTGATAATCTGCTGGGTTTGTTAAACCTGTGTTATCAGACACTCTGTTAATAACATTCATCCACTTTTCAAAAGCAGAACGAATCGCAAAGTCAGTGTCGTTGATGACGGTAACAGTCCAAGAATCAAATGTTCTGTCTCCTGCAATTTTTAATACTCTTCCTCTAAAAGGAACTTCAATTTGAGCGACGTTGGATGCTGGTAGATTTGCACCTTTTACTAAGAATCTTGATTTATCAAGAACATCGGTACTTGGTTGTGCAGCATCTGGAAAAGTTAGAACAACCTCAAAGAGATTAGGGCGAGCACCACCACCAGTTAACTTACTCTTGAAATCGGTAATCTTTCTTAATGGGGGTGGGTTAATTTGGTTTCTAGCTGGCATGATTTTTAACCTCTAGTGAATTAAACTGAACCGATTACTTCTTCAAAAGCAACACCAGTTCTGGTGGCAATGAAGGTTAGACCGATATAATTAATCGATCTTGCTGGTTTAATATAAATGTCAGCAACAAATTCATTTGAATCAATAACTGCTGCTGTATTATTTGTTTCATCACAAATAACAACATAATCAAAAATACCTCTCTTAGATTGAACATCGCGGAGAAATGGTTCAACAATATTTACAAAACTTGTTCTTGTGATTTCATCATTGAACTCAAAGAGGAAATCTTTCGCCGCAGCGGAAATAGCATCTTCGAGGTAAATAAAGAGTCTACGAACATTAATTCTATCAAATGCAGATGACTTAGCAAATCCAGTTTTATCACCGAACAAGATAATTCCAGCACCTGGTGAAAAGATGACTGGGTTAATTCTGTTTGAATACAGAATATCTCTTTGACTCTTACCTGGATTATATGCGAGTTTAACTGCATTAAGAATTGCACCTCTTGAAGTTCCTGCTGGTGAGAACCAAGGGAACTGTTGAATATCAGTTCTTGCACAAGTTCCAGCAATATCACCATTCAATGGAACATAACGGAAAGTATCATTAAAGCGGTCGTACATATACTTATAACCACTATCAAATACACCATAAGTTGATGATGTTACTGGCGAATAGAAACTTATAATATTGTCTGTGATTGTATCTACACTATTAACAGTTACAGTTCCAACAGAAGAATCATTCAGGAATGCTTTTCTATAAGGTGAAATAAATGCGACTGCATCTTTTCTAACTTCTGCAACAGCAATACACTTATTGGCAAGTGCCTGAGCATCTTCTTTTTCATAGTTTGCTGATCCCATCAAAATGAAGTCTACTTCATATTCCTCAGTATTTTCAAATAGAGTTAAACCACTTACAATATCGTCTAAACCAGAATTTAGAGCACCTGATGTTGTTAGATCGGTTTTTCCACCATAATTTGTACCACCTGCCATTGTATAAGTATTTGATCCAGTGCCTGCAAAGATTACACCAGCGGCATCTTGATCCCAACCAGTATCTGTATTTAATTCAAATTGTGCAGAACCGTTTCCACTAAATCCAGTTGTAACAACCCCAACTGGTTGAGAACCACCAAATACATATTGCGAATTGGTCTCAAGATACTTTCTCCAATAAGAAGGACTTCCTACTGAATATTCTGCATCAGTTGCCTTAGAAAGGTTTAGATGCTTCTCAAGAATACTTCCAGCATTTCCTGTAATAGTTCCCAAATCATCAATTACAACAACGTGAACTTCATCAAATCTACCGCCTCTTCCGGAAACATATGCAGAAGTAGATGGTCTATTTGAAATAGTATCCCACTCAATGCTTCCTACACTAAGAGTAATGCTTTGCTGCTCAAACCAATCTGCTTCTCCTGTGTATGCTCTTGATGCAAATGCTGATGACTGCCCGTTAGTATGAATGGCAACAGTACCAGTGTTTGGAAGTGCATAAACGCCATTTTGCTGATAATCAACTGCGGTTTCTGTACCAGCAGCAGAGACAACACTTACAAGTTTGGTAGAAATTCGAGAAGTTCCAACTTCTGTAATAACACCTTTAAAATATCCACCAATTAAAGAAGTTGATCCAACACCTGGTAAAATTGTTCCAGATGGAATAGCAACTGTAAATCCATAACCAACTTGAACATTAGTTGTTGTAACTCCTGTTAAAATTTGGTCTGCTTTCGCATCGATAATTGCAACCTTAATTCCATTCGCCCAAGTACCAGGATTCTTTGCAGCAAAGGTTACATTAGTGATAGTATTTTCATCATATCCTAATTGATTATAATGCTCACCACTTTTAATTTTTACACTCGAAGCTGCACCAACAAAAGCATTTTTCAGAAGAGTATCATCTGATCTGCTAATTCTCATTACCCCGCCATAAGCAAGATATGAGGATGCTACCATCCAGTTCTCATAATGCTTATCCGTAGAATATGGTTGACCAAAAGTCTGATAGAGATCATTCTCATTTTCTATTAATTGAGGAAGATCTACAGGTCCCTTTGCGAATGGTGCAACAAGTGCCGCAACAGAACCAGAAACTGGATCTACCCTACCAATAGTTAAATCAACCTCTCTTACTACAATTCCAGGAGATGCTAAATTTAGAGGCATCTTTATTCTCCGTTTCCAGAATTAATCTGAAAATATTTATGAAAAAGACTACTTTCATTGGGGAAACAATCAATGAACACGATTACCAATCAGGATATTCCCACTCAACTACTTTTAAAGTACCTTTTCTATTCGATATAACTCTTTTCTTTGTACACTCTTTGCACTCATATGCATATGCCGAAGGAAATGCACCCCTACCTTTACGAGTGAGATAAAAGTCATCTATCAAACTTTTTGTTTCTCCACAAATCCTACAAGTTCTTTCTAGAAATAATAAGTGTTGTGTATTAATTTGATCGTCTATATCAAAATCCATTTATCTATATTCCCACATATAAGATCTATCACCATACTCATCCAAATTCCAATTATCTTCTGATTTTTTCGCAAGCATCCATCTATCACCAGTTACCTCATCTATAAATGTATCATCATCCAAACCATCTAGAATAAATCCAAAAGGTGCCATATCCTGTTCTATCTGATTTTTCTGTTCCTCATAAATTCTCTTACGAACATCATTGTCCGTCATTTCCTTGAAGTAATCCTGAGCAACTAACCAAGAAAAAATAACTAAACACATTGCAAGGTCATCATTACATCCCTCTTCCGCTTCAAAAGAATTGTGCCTCTGTGCAAATGTTGTAAGTTCTGATATAATGTCATAATCAACAGTCAGTAACTTATCATCTTCCAACAAAGTCTTTAAATTAGAGCAACCCAACTTCTTAACGGCAGAAGTCATTCTTACCCCAAGTTGAGATTTCTTTCCACTAAATCCAGATCCAACAATTTGCCCAGCACGTCCTCTCATTGCACACATAAGAACGTTATCATATTCTAAATCAAAATGTAAAATATTAGCAACCTGATCACCAATATCATTAACCTCAATTAACAACCAAGAATTATTATATGCCTTTGCTACTTCGTGAATAATACTTGGAAATAACATCGGTTTAATTTCATTATTTCTATACTTTGCTACAACTTTGTATGGAAACTGTGTAATATCAAAAACAATAAAAGCAGAGTAATCATTACCTAGACCTCTGGCAACGTCCACAGTTATCAG